TGAAATAGATAATGAAAATCAAAGACGCCAGGCAGCTGCTACAGCAAGTGATTATAGAGAAAATGCAGTTAACGAAAGGCTAAGAGGACAACTTGCATATTATGAAGCAAAGCAACAAGCAAGAGCAATGAAGATAGCCGCTATAGGAAAAGCTGCAACAACCTATGCGAGTGCTTAAATGAGAGTACCTACATATAAACAACAAACTGGATTTGGTATTCGTGGCGGCGGTGGACAACGTTTAACAGCTAGTCTTAATCCTAATGCAGCTACAGCTGTAGCTAGAACTATATCTAGTATTGGTGACACTGTTACTGAAATAGGTATGAGAAAGCTAGAGATAGAAACTGATACCGAAGTTAATACAGCAAAAAAAGCGATTGTTGCTGAATTTGAGCAAGAAAAATTAAAAGCGTTAAAAAACAATAATCCTATCCAGGCTGAAAAAGAAACCAAGGGTAAAATGAAACAGATACTAAAACAGTATCAAATGGGTATAAAAATAAATCCCATAACTAAAAAACCTTATTTAAGTTCTAAAAAATCACAATCTAGGTTTATGGTTGTAGGACAAGAGGTCTATAGTTCTGCAATCATTGATTATGTGAAAAAAAATAATTCTAGAATTATTGAGATAAATAAATCAAACATATCTTTTAATACTGATGAAACTGTCAACGCCATAATAAGTGCAGAAAATCCTGGTGATGCATTAGAAAATTTTAAAAAACTTTTTTCTACAAATTCATTTAATCCAGGTATTTTAACTAAAGCTCTTATGAATGGTGATTACAATTCAAAAGAATATACATCAGCCTTTGATAATTCTGCTGAAGTACTTGTTGATGGATTAGTTTTAAAAGAAATGAAAAAATCACCAAGCGCTATGGCTGTAGCTATGGAAATAGTAGACGGCAAAAGTGATAATGTTGTTTTAAATAATGCCATAAATCTTATTGGCGATAAAACAAAAATGCGTGATAAAATTTTAAAAGCAGCTGAAGAATTTGATGAAGATAGAGAAAAAGTAAAAGAAGCTAAAGAAAAAGAATTAGAAGGTATAAATAATAGTCTTTATGCAAAAGTTATTAACATTGATTTATCTGATCCTAAACAAGTAGAAGGCGCTATAAAAAATCATCAAATACTCAAATCAAGAGGATACTACAAAACTACAAGTAAAATTAGAGAAACAGAATTATTGATAGGAATTAGACAGCCTGAAACAAAAGGCAGTGATAAATCTGATAGATCAACATTAAAAATATTGGAAGAAGCTGATAGAAATAATATTTTAACAGCTGCACTTGTTGAAGCAAATGCTTCAGGATTATCTGATTCAAAGTATCTAACTTTTCTAAATGCGGTTCAAACTGAAATAAATGATGGATTTAAAGACGCAAAGCAATTTTTCAGAACAAAATTAAGTTACAATGAAAATGCAGATACTAGCGGTGCAGCTGGTAAATCTTTACAGCTTATGTTTGATGATGCACAGAGCTTGTTATTTGAGTGGAAACTAGAGCAAAATAGAACTAAAAAACCTATTACTTATGCAAACACTATCGCAAAAGCAAAAGATATTTATGATAAAAAAGAATTAGAATTTCGTAAAACAATGAAGCAATCCGCTGTTGATTATATTACTAGTATAAACTCAATGCTTACAAATCAAATAGTGTTTGATGAAAATAAACCAGTTCAATCTACGTTAGATTATATAAAAAATAATCCAACTTTTTTTAAACCAAGTGATTTACTTGTACAAAATTTAAGAAGAGAAATAACAACTTTTAAAAAATTTAGGGTTGATAGCATACAATGACAAGTTATTTAGACCAAATAGAAAATGATTATGAAGCAGCAGAAACAGCTACTTTTTTTAATATCGGTGTTGTTAATAAGCCTAAAGAAAAAGTAGAGCCAGTTGTTGATGATAAAGAAAGTATAGTTGGTACTGTTGCTCGTGCAGTACCAATTGGTATTGGAAAAGGCATGGTAGAAATACCAAAAAATCTTGCTACAATTGCTGGTTTGCCAGTTGATATGATGACGGCTGGTCTAAATAAAATAGGGTTTGATATAAAAAACCCAATTATGGGAAGTGAATTTTTACAAAGTGGTGTCCAAGCAATTACTAATTTTGGTAAAGAAATAATACCAACATCTTTAAATACAAAATTTCAAGAATATGTTTCAAAACCATATGACAATAAAATTACTGGTGATTTAACAGAAGCTATATCAAGATTTGGCACTGCTGCTATTCCAGCTGCATCTTTTGTAAAATTAATTACTAATGCAAATGCTTTTACCAGGTCATTAATGTGGGGCGGTATTGCTGACGCTACTGCATTTAACGCTGATGATAAAACTCTTGTAGGTCAGTTTTTGTCTAATCCTGAAGCTGTTGATGAGCAAGACCAGGACGCTCTAAGAGAAATGCTATTTGGTTTATTTACAAAATATGGAGATGATTCTGAAGCAGTAAAACTTGCGAAGTCATCTCTTGAAGGAATGGCTATTGGTGGTTTATTAGAAGCTGCATTTTTTATTGGTAGAAAAATACCCTGGAAAAAAGTTTTAAAAGGTGGCGCTGTAGTAGCTGGATCAGCAGCTACTAGTGAAGCAGAAGCTGGTGTTATAGGTGATTTAATTAAGCGTTTATCTAGAGCTGAAACAACAAAGCTCAAGGCTGATGCAAAATCAACAAAAGAATATAATTTAGTTAGGGATGAAGCTCTTAGAATAAAAAACGAATATCCTGAATCTGAAGGCTGGTTACCAATAAACATTGCAGCTGATAGTAAAAATCCTTCTTTTAAAATTGATAAGAACGGTAAAATAGAAATAAGATGGCAGCAACCAAGTTATGCTTTTCATACACCAAATAATAAAAAGTTTGAAAAATTAAAAGGTGAAAAGAAAACAGCAGCTTTAGCCAACCATAAACAAATGTTATCTGATAAAATGGTATCAGATGTAAACGCTGTTTTAGAAAGAGCAAAAAATGGTGATCAGGGTGCTATAGATATTATCAACCAGGCTAACTGGTATAGATCAATGAGATCTAGACTAAGAAGAGAGTTTGGCGGTTTATCTGACGTATTTGCTGATATTATTGGCGCAACATCAGCAATGACTAATGTACAACAAAATTATGAAAATGCTATTGGTGTTCTAAGATCTTTTGTTCGTGGTGATTTTGATAAACAAATTGAAATGTATAAAAAGATTGCTGATGAAGGTGGTAATTTAAGTTCAACCCAACTAACAGCAATGGCTAAAGATGCTAATATTGATTTTGATCTTATAAGAAATGCATCAGGTAAATTATTTGGTAATAATAGTCCAGCAGCTACAACAGCTCTTTTAGATATGTTCAGACAAATCAAACCTGGTAAGGCGCCTAAAACAATAAACTTTACTGGTAATCTAATTGGTTTTGGAAATGAAGCAACTATAGATGTATGGGCAGCTAGATATTTAAGAGACGCAGCTGGTAAAGCTAGAATACCACCAGCAGCAGAAAAAGCAGTAGCTGGTAAACATTTAACTAAAAGTACATTTGAAAATCCACAAATAGGATCTGAATTTGGCTTTGGTCAAGAGGTATTTTCTGACGCCGCAAGTAGATTGAATGCGGAGGGCGGTATAAAAGCATTTAATGCAAATATTGGTGATATGGGTGCTGATGATCTCCAGGCAGTTGTTTGGTTTTTAGAAAAAGAAAAGTGGACTAAGAACGGATGGACAACAAAAGCTGGTGAAGGTGGATCATTAGATTTTGAAAGTGTCTATGGTGGATCAGCTAATCCTGAAAGAGTAAAAGAGCTAAGATCAATTATAAATACAGCTGATTCAACTGAAGCTGAAAAAATAAAAGCAGCAGATGAGTTGAAAACTTTAGAAGGTTCACCTGAAAGAACTACAATTGGTGTTTCAAGAGAAAGACCTGATAATGTGCCGACTAATATACAACAAGCTGATTTGTCAGCAGAGCTTACCTCACCTCTAAAAAATGATGATACTGTTATGGCTTTTCAAGCAAACAGCACATACGGTGAATTTATGGGTGAATTAGAACGCTCTTTAAATTATGAGGTTGTGACAAGAACAAATTTTAATCCAAAACCTATGACAGACAAAGTCGTTGAAATGGGTCAAAAATATAATCAAGATGCAGTATTTGTATCAAAGGTTGTTGCTGACGGAACTGACGGAGCTAGACCTGGTGCAGAAATATATTTTCAAAATAGACAAAATGTTGACTTTGCGCAGATCATAACAAATACATTAAGAGCAAGAGGTATCGATGGTTTTACATTTATAACTGATGCAAGATATAAAGATAGACCTGATATCATGTCATTAAGCAATGAACCGACAGCTGGATTAACTGGTGTTAGATTCCAATACATTCCTGAGTTTGATGAAGCATTTGATCCATCTAGGGCAAAAGAGATATTTAAAGAAAAAGAAAAGCAGTTTAGAGAAGTTCTAAGGGAAATATCAAAAATAGATGGAATAAGTTTTGCAGATGTAGTAAACTATCAAACCGTGGTTTATAAAAACCCATCAGCAACTTGGATCAATGGTGGAGTGTCATACGATGAGTACTTTGGAAGAACAACTTCAGGAGGAACTTGACAACGGTTACGATGAAAATGACTTTGTTGTAAAGAACCTAAGAAGACAAATTGAAGCAAAAAAATCAGGTAAGTCATTTGCCGAGTTATATGTAACTGGATCTGCTAGTCAAAATCCAAGCGAAAAAAATTCACAAATGTCCTAAAATTTGGTATAAGACTATATATAGTAGGAGTGCTTTAGGCGCTCCTTTTTTTTGAGGAATTCATGGCAACACCTGAAGAACAAACGCTAGATGCGTCATCTAGTGGCGTGACTAATTTTGCTGATAAAAGACCTGATGTTAGTAAAAATATTCAAGTTGCTGGATTAGGAAAAGAAATATTTGGTTTATTTGGTGAGATACTAAATAGACAAAGTAAAGGCGGCATGGGTACTGGTGTATCAGGATCAGATGCTACAACTAAAGTTCCTGAACCAAGTACTGAAGGTTTGCTCAAAGATGATGAAACTTACAAAGGTGTACAGAAAGATCTATCAGAAAAAGTATTAACACCTGGTGGTCAAGAACGATTTGCCAAGGGTGGTTTTCAGGCAAGAGTTGCTATTGAGCCTGAAGATGATTTGATTGATCTTGCCAAAAAAGCAGCTGATGAGGAAGTTAATACAGTTGCAAAAAAAGGTCTTAGAAATTTTAGAACTGGTCTTGCTAATGAAGGTGATGCCTTAGACGTTTTAGAAATTAGAAATAAAGATCTTATAACTAGTGATACTGGTTTAGATTTTAATTTTGATAATTTTGAAAGTGGTAGTGATGTAAATAGAGTTATCAACTCAATAAGTGAAATATACAAAAATCCACAAGAATTAGAAAAAAGAGGTATTAAAACAAACGAGGAAACGCTTGTAGATGCAACAGAATTACTTGCTGATGAAATAGGCTTAACCAAAAAACTACTTAATAAAAAGTCAGGTCAATTACTGAACGCTGAAGAAATGACAGCTGTAAGAGTATTATTACAAAAGTCAGCTGCAAGGTTAGAAGAGTTAGCAAAAAAAGTTGAAACTGGTGATGCAAGTCCAAACGACCTGGTAGCATTCAGGCGTCAAATGTCTATTCATGCTGGTATACAGATGAAGGCAAAAGGCGCACAAACTGAAATAGCCAGGGCATTGCAATCATTTAAAATTAAAACTGGTACTAATATTCCTGATGTTCAGGCACAAGTTATACTTGATGAAACTGGTGGTACTAGACTAGCACAAGACATGGCTAAAGGTTATTTAGATGCTTTGAGAACTGGCGGTCAATCGAATGCTAATAAATATGTAGCTGGTGCATGGTATCAAAAACTTGGTGATATTTGGCAAGAGGTATATGTAAATGGTCTTTTAAGTTGGGCGCCTACTCATCTTAAAAATATGTTAGCTACGCCATTGTTCATGACATACAATCTTATGGCAGATATGTTGGCTGCAAGTATAGGAACTGGTATTAGAACTGGACAAAGGATTGTCGGAAAAGAAGTAAATCCTGAAGGGGTTTATTTTGAAGATTTATTTGCCAGGGTTTATGGTTATTCTAAATCTTTAAGAGATGCTTATGTTGTTATGTCAAAGACATTTAAAACTGGCGTACCAGCTGATGTTTTAAATAAAATTGAAAATTCTAATTATAGAGCGATTGATTCAGAAACATTAAATATATCAGGTGAAGCTGGTAAAGCGATAGATACAATCGGTAAGCTAATAAGATATCCAGGTACAGCTCTTCAAGCAGCTGATGATTTTTGGAGAGTTATCTCCAGCCGTGGTGAATTATATGAACAAGCTATAAGAACTGCTAGAGCTTCAAAAGCAAAAGGTAATTCAACAGATGTTGCTGTTGATGATGCTATGATGACTTTATTAGATCCTAAATATAAATCTGATGAGTTAGATAACGCAGCTAGATATGTGACAATGACAGATGATCTTGGAGATGGATTAACTGGCGGAACAACAAAATTAATTAGAAAGAATTTTCTTGGTAGAATATTAATGCCTTTTGCCAAGGCGCCAACAAACAGTATGCTTAGAGTTGGTGAGGGGCATCCATTAATTATAGCTGCTTCAATGTTAAATCCGAGCAGTACTATTAGAAAAAATTTACTTGGACAAAATGGTTCAAGAGCGCAGCAAAGAGCTATGGGTAAAATGTCATTGGGTGCAATGACAATGTCATTGTTTCATGAGTATGCTGTTAACGGTCAAATAACTGGATCATATCCAAGAGATAAAACAGCTCAAAAAATGTTGCCCCCTGGATGGCAGCCATACAGTTTAGTTTTTAGAGCTGAAGGTTTTCCAACGGATGAAGATGGTGATCCGTTGCCGATGTACAATGAAAAAACTGGATTGCCCAACGGTAAATTACTTTATGTAAGTTATCAGGGTTTAGAACCAGTAAGTGCTTTTTTAGGTATTGCAGCAAGCACAGCTCAATATCAAACAATGTTTTACGACCCTGAAGATAGATTAAATTTAGCATCCGCTGCTACTATAGCTACCGTAGATTATTTTAGAGACTTGCCATTTCTTCAAGGATTAGGATCTATTATAAGAGCGTTTGACTATGGTGATCCTTCTTTAGTTTTGGATAGTCCGTTAGGAAGTATGGTTGGCGGTTTTCCGTTGCCAATGAGTAGTGCGGTAAGAAACATAAAAAAACTTACAGATAGTGAAGAGGGTGTTGAAGGACAAGGTACAATTATACCAAGAAAATCACCAGCTACACCTTCACTATATTACACTATAGCTGATGTAAGAAAATTATTTGATGATAGTCAAAATACAGAAAATCCATTTAAAGAAATACCATATTCGTTAGTTGGTACTAAAAAGAATATAGATGGTGATACGGCTGCTACATTTTTTTATGACACAGTTGCATATGGCTGGAATCAGCAAGTTATGACTATACCTTATGCAAAAGGTGTAGAAGAAAATTTTGCATATAAATACGATATGCTTGGATTTAAAAAAGAAAAAGGCGTTCCTTTCGCTGTTAATCCAACACTTGCTTTATGGAATAGTATGACGCCATTTAAAATGAGTTATGGTGAAGAGAAAATAGAACCTTATTTTGCTGAACTTGTTAGATTAGGTGCGCCTTTAACAGATGAAAAAGCTAGAATAAATGGTGTTGCCCTGGATAATATTAGAAGAGGACAACTTACAGAAATAGCTAAAAATAAAGTTATGCTGCGTCTTAACGTACAAGGCTCCAGGGGCAGCGGTATGTATAAATTTAGAGATTATTTAAAAGTATTAATGGTACATCCAGTTTATGTCAGATCAAAGGATGATGCCAAAATAAGAATAATCAAAAAAGCTGAAAGTGATTTTTATGAAGCTGCATTGCCAATAATGCTTGCAATGCCTGGTAATGAAGAATTGCAGCGTGTGTTTTTTGAAAATCAATTATTAGATTAGAAGGTTGAATTATGACAGTATCTAGCACAACTACCAAAAGCAGTGGTTCAGGAAACGGAACACAACATAGTTTTCCTTATGGTTTTAAGATATTTGCAAATGGTGATCTTACCGTAATTGTTAGATCATCAACTGGCGCAGAGACACTTAAAGTTCTTGATACAGACTATGTTGTTACAAATGCTGGTGTTGATTCAGGTGGAAATGTTTTATTTAAATTTAACACTGGTACAAGTAGTGATGCTCATTTTTCTTCTACAGATAAAAGACCACAATCAGGCGAAACAGTTGTTATCAGAAGAAACTTAACACTTACCCAGGGAACTGATTATGTTGAAAATGATCCCTTCCCAGCTGAAAGCCATGAGAATGCATTAGATAGAGTTACGTTTATTACCCAGCAGCTGCAAGAAGAGCTGGATAGATCATTTAAAGTATCAAGAACAAATTCTATCACAACACCTGAATTCACAGATAGTGCAACTGACAGAGCTTCAAAAACGCTTGGTTTTGATAGTGATGGAAACTTAACTACAGTAGCAAATTTTTTGCCAATTGGCGGTGATGCTGCACAGTTTACATATTCAACTACTACCACAGATGCTGATCCTGGCAGTGGTGTTATAAGATTTAATAATACAACTTTAGCTTCTGCAACTGAAGCATATGTAGATGATAACGATGCAAATGCTACAGATGTTTCTGCCTGGGTGCAAAGTTTTGATGATGTAGCAAACACTGTTAACAGAGGTAGAATAAGAATGTCTAAGGCTAATACCTTAGATACCTGGGCAGTATTTAGAATAACTGGAGCAGTTACAGATAATACTGGGTACACAAAACTATCAATAGCATACATAGATAACTTTGGAACTTTTGCAGATAACGATAAAGTATTTTTAAGTTTTGTAGCTACTGGTAAAGATGGCGGAACAGTACCAGGATACTTATACAAATTTGATACTGGAACAAGTGATACTGATCCAGGTGCTGGAGAGATAGCCTTTAATAATGGAACCTATGCAAGTGTAACTGAAATTTATATAGATGATGTTGATGACAATGGTGTATCAACTCAAGCAGATACAATAACATGGGATGATAGTACATCAACTATAAAGGGTTATATTCACATTGTTGATACACAAGATAGCACCACTTACGCTAGATTTAAAGTAACTGGAACATCAACTGATGCTTCAGGTTACAATAAATTAATAGTTCAACATTTAGCATCGAATAACACATTTAGTGCAGCTGATGGTGTATCAGTTCATTTTACAAGAAATGGTGATAAAGGAGACACTGGCGCTACTGGAGCAACTGGAGCTACTGGGGCAACTGGTGCAGCTGGATCTAATGGAGCAGATGGAGATATGACAAACTTTATTGTGGCTGCTTCTGCTGGATCAAATCAAACGATCACTGGTGGACAAACATTAACAATAGCAGCTGGTGCTGGAATTACAACAACAGCTAGTGCAACAGATACTGTTACTATAGCTGTTACTGCCGATCCGATAGCCTTTGCAATCGGTCTAGGATAAGGAGATATAAATGGCAAACACATTTAAGGTTAAATCAAATGGGGCAATGCCTAGTAGTGGATCAGCAGAAACACTCTATACAGTTCCTAATTCACCATCAACGACAACAATAATTATAGGCTTACTTCTTTGTAACATTCACACAACGGCAGTTACAGTAGATGTTGAGTTAGAGTCAGATACTAGTGATACGGAAACAAACTCGAATGTATCGTTAGCCAAAACAGTAAGCATACCAAGTGGCTCAACATTAGAACTGCTTACTGGTGGTAAGGTGGTATTACAAGCGACAGACGTATTGAAGGTCAACTGTAGTGTCCAACAAAAGATAGATGCAACATTAAGTATATTAGAAATTACATAGGTGAAACATGGGATTTATAGGAAACCAACCAACTCCAGTACCATTAACATCATCAGATATAACAGATGGAATTGTTACTACTGCTAAGATTGCAGATAATGCAGTTACTGATGCTAAGTTTTCAACAAATGCTTTAATTGATGGTTTGCCAACTGGTTCTGTGTTGCAGACAATACAAGGTACAAGTGATTCTAGATATACTTTAGATTCAACAGACACTTGGGAAAATACTGGATTTGTAAGTTTAACTTTTCCTAATGCACTTCAATCAGGCTCAAAGGTTTTGGTAAGAATAAATGTTTTGATAGGAGAAACACATGATGGTAATTGGACATCAAGAACAGCAGTAACTATTTTTGAAAACTCTACTAACAAAGGTCATGCAACTTACGGAATTGTTAGTTCTAATGCTCATGATAACGGAAGCACTAACACACAATATAAATCTGAAAGTATGTCAGGAGAGTTATTATTCACTCCATCTGTAACTAATGGAACTTATACTTTATATTGTAAAGCACCTAATAGTTTTGAACGAATTATAGGAGGAACTCATAGTAATGGTGCTAATTACCCAGTAGGTAATACTCAAGTAACACTTCAGGAGATCAAAGGATAATGGCTAATGAAAGACGTATGGAAGAATTACGAAAGCAAAGAGATACTTTACTAAGAGAAACAGATTACATGGCTTTATCTGATGTAACAATGACAGATGCTTGGAAAACATATAGACAAGCCTTGAGAGATATAACAAGTCAAACACCTAGTGATGATGCTCTTAGTAACATTACATTTCCAACGAAACCGAAGGGTTAAAATATGAGTTATATTGGCAAGTCACCTCAAGTGGGCAACTATATTAAGCTAGATGCTATAAGTTGTACTAGCAATAATACATATAATCTTACACAAGACTCTGTGGCATTTACTCCTGAGTCAGCTTTACATATGATGGTATCTTTGAATGGTGTCATACAAGCACCATTGACCTCGTTCTCTGTGTCAGGCTCTACGATTACATTCTTGCCTAGTAGTGGCACATTATCTTCCAGTGATACGATAGATTTTATTCTTGTGTTAGGTAATGTACTGGATATTGGTACACCTAGTGATAGCACAGTTACAAATGCTAAGACAAACTTTGTGTCAACATCATCAGCTTCAGGGTTGCAGATCAAAGGTGATAATACAACGGCTGGAACTTTACAGCTTAACTGTGAACAAAATAGTCATGGAATTAAACTACGATCTCCAGCACATACACATAATCAATCGTATACATTAACATTTCCAACAACTGCACCAAGTGCAGATAAAGCATTAATTACAGATGGCTCAGGTAATTTGTCTTTTGGTAGTACTGGTGGATTAATTAAACTTTATACGAACTCAACAACAAGTTCTGCAAGTTCTATAGATATTGACGATACTTATATTAATACGACTTATGACACTTATTTTGTAGTCGGCTCTGCATTGCCACCTGATGGAACACATTTATATCTCAAATTAAAAAATTCATCAGGAATTATTACTGGAAGTTTACATGGATATGATTTGCAATATTTAGCATTAGGAGATGAATCTCAAGCTGGGGATTTTGTAAAATTAAATTATTCTACTTTAGGTGGTGCAACTGGAGAGGGTTCGCAATTTCAATTTTTTATTTCTCATGTTAATAGTAGCACCATTCCTTGTACTGTAATGGGAAGTTGCAGAACCTCACATACAGATGGAAACCCCGAAGCTATTGTTTTTCAAGGTGGTATGAGGTCAACTGGATATGCACAAATTATAAAAGGTTTTAATATTTCATCTAGTAATGGAAATCCTATAACTGCACATGACATAACAATTTACGGAATAGTAAAATAATGGCAAATGATATAAAAAATGTAAATGGCAAACTTGTTACTTTAACAGACAAAGAACAAAAAGAATTAGATGCCATTAAGAAAGAATGGATAGATGGTAAAGCTGATAGAGATTTATCAGAACTAAGAACACAAAGAAATACGTTATTATCTGAAACAGATTGGTGGGCATCATCAGATTTAACAATGACAGATGCACAAAAAAAGTATCGTCAGGATTTACGAGATATAACAAAAACCTTTTCTAGTTTATCGGATAAAGATTTTAAATTTCCAACAAAGCCAAAGGAGTAATTTATGCCTTTAGTAAAAACACAAGCAGAAGGAATAAACTTAGCAGATACGTTTGCTTTTACTGGTACTCTAAGTGGTACTTCAGATTTAATTAAACTATATCAAAATACATTTGGAACTGTATCTCAAGTTCTGATAAATTCAGTTTTCAGCACAACCTACGATCATTATAAAATAGTTGGTAGTGTTGAAGTTGACACAAGTTGTATTTGCAGACTTTATATGACATCAGGAGGAGCATCACCTGCTGATGCAACCAATACTGCTGTTTATATGGGAGAAGGTGGAAACAGAGCGGCAAGTACATCATATATAGGAGCAACATCAAATGGTTCTTCTGCTTATATGACTTTTCCAAATAATAATAATATTTATGTAAATAATGTTTGTTCTTTTCAAATCGAATTACATGATATGTTTGCAGGTATTGTAAATGGAGAGGGAAGTCCAGCAAGGGAGCGGCACTTTTCTTTTAACTGTTCTGAAAAAAATGTTAATGCTTCAGACTATCATCAACATTGGGGTGGTGGACATTTTAGAAATAATGATTCTTCACATATGCCTGAAGTTACTGGATTAAAATTTGCACCTAGTTCTGGAAATTTTACAGAAGGCAACATTGCAGTATATGCATATAAAAAATAGGTATTAATTATGGCAAATGATTATCAAATAATTGGAATGAAAACAGTACAACTTACAGATGCAGAACAAGCTGAAGTTGATGCAAGAAGAAAAGAAACAGAAGATAATGCACCTTCATTCAGAATGAAGCAATTGAGAAGAAGAAGAAATGAATTACTTGCTGAAACAGATTGGACACAGAATAGAGATGTTACTCTTTCAAATGATGCTGAGTGGAAAACTTATAGACAAGCCTTGAGAGATATTACAACACAAACACCAATAGATGATATACTTAGCAATATTAAATTTCCAACAAAGCCGAGTTAGAATATGGAACTTGATGTGCAAGTCATATGGTCGGCAGTAATAACACTGATCCTAATGCCATTCGGTTGGGCTTTTAGCAAAATGTTTTCTGAAGTCAAAAGACAACAAATATTACTATCAAAAACAAGAGAAGAGATTGCATATAATTATGCAAGAAAAGATGATGTAAGAGATGACATTACAAAGCTAATGGATGCCTTGCACAGACTTGAAGATAAACTAGATAAGGTTCTAAGTAAGTGAGGTGACTAAATGCTCGAAGCACTAGCATTAGCAAATGGAGCCTACGCTATAATCAAACAAACTATTGAGAACGGAAGAGAGTTAACGTCAGCTGGTGCTGCAATAGCTAAGTTTGTTGGGGCAGAAGATCAGCTGCAACAAGATCTACATAAAAGAAAAAATAGTATGTGGACTAATTTCCTGGGCAAACAAGATAATGACCTGGAAGAGTTTATGGCTCTTGAAGAGATAAGACGCAAAAAAGAAACTTTGCGTGAGTTTATGCAATTATATGGAAGAGCTAATTTATATAGTGATTACCTAGCTCATTGCGCAGAAGCCAGGAAGAAAAGAAAAGAAGCTGCGATTGCAAGACAAAAAAGATCTGAAAAATTTCAGGATATGTTTTTAAAAGTTATTTTAGGAATTTTAATTACAGCTCTTATGACTGGCGCCCTTACAGTTCTTGTAATTATTGCCAAAAAAAGAGGTTTGATATGACCGCCTTTATTTTGACTTGTATGTTTGGATCAGTATCTAGCGGATCTATATATTTTCGCAATGTGACGGATTGCACATACTATTCCCAGGAATTAAGTGGGCAGCAATTACAGACCGAGAATGGCACGAAAACTTACAAGTGTATTTGCAAGCTTGTTCCAAAAGTCAATCCAAACAAAGTCAGGGTATATTAATGTTACCAATATTAAATGCTGTAGCTGGTCTAGCTGGTACATGGCTAGAAGGCAGACAAGAAAAGTCTAAGATGAAACAAAAACTTGAGGTGGCTAAAGTACAAGCTCAAGTTAAAAGGGTTGAACAAGAAGGCTCCTGGGATGAGAAAGCAATGGATGCTTCTGACAATTCCTGGAAGGACGAAGCATGGACAATCACATTTATAATATTAATTGTTGCGTGTTTTGTTCCAGCGCTTCAGCCTTACATATCTGATGGATTTAAATTTTTAAGAGAAGATTGTCCTGAATGGTTGAGCTATGGAATACTTGCATCTATAGCAGCTTCTTTTGGTTTAAAATCTATAGCCAAATTAAAAAAATGATGTTGTCGAAAAATTTCTCATTAGCTGAAATGACAAAAAGTCAAACAGCTGAAAGAAAAGGTATTGATAATTTACCTAATGCTGATCACATTTTTAATCTAACAGCATTGTGTGAAAATATATTACAGCCAATACGAAATGAGTTTGGATCATTTATAGTTTCAAGTGGTTTTCGTTCACCTGAATTATGTTTGGCTATTGGATCAAAGTCTACCAGCCAACACGCAAAAGGTGAAGCGGCTGATTTTGAGGTGGCTGGTATGGACAATCATAAACTAGCAACCTGGATAGAAAACAATTTACCTTATGATCAATTGATCCTGGAGTTCTATAAAGGTGGTAATAGTGGCTGGATACATTGTTCATATATTCCTGATGGTAGAAAAGAAACACTAACAATAAACTCTAATGGTACAAGAAGAGGTTTGATTTATGGCGGTTAATGCAGCTGGTAATTATACAAAACCAGGTATGAGAAAAAGATTATATAAATCTATTTTAGGTCGAGCTACTCATGGTACAGCTGCTGGTAAATGGTCAGCCAGGAAAGCACAACTACTAGCTAAAACATATAAGGCAAGAGGTGGTGGTTATAAATCATGAGCCTAGCCAAGTCACAACAAAGCCTGAAGAGCTGGGGTAGTCAAAAATGGCGCACTAAGTCAGGCAAAAAATCTAGCGTAACTGGTGAAAGGTATTTACCTGAAAAGGCAATTAAAGCTCTTACACCAGCTGAATACGCTGCAACTACAGCTGCTAAAAGAAAGTCAAAGAAGGCTGGTAAGCAGTTCTCTAAACAGCCTGAATCAATAATGAAAAAAACAAGACAATATAGGAGTATATAAAATGCCTGGTATGATGAAAGAAAAATTAGAAAAGTCTCTTATGGCAAAAGCCAAACAAAAAGGTTTGAAGGGCAAAGCTGCTGATAGTTATGTATATGGTACTATGACTAAAATTGGTGGATCTAAGTTTGCCAACAAAGCATCAAAGATGGGTTCCGTTAGATCTACATGAGTAGCATTCTAAAAAGAATGAAGGTAAGTGGTTTTAATAAACCAAAGCGAACACCCAATCATCCTACAAAAAGTCATGTTGTTGTTGCCAAGTCAGGTGACAAAATAAAAACAATAAGGTTTGGTCAGCAAGGAGCTGATACAGCTGGTGCGCCTAAAAAAGGTGAGAGCGAAAGGATGAAGAATAAAAGAAAAAGTTTTAAGGCAAGACACGGTAAGAATATAGCTAAAGGTAAAATGTCAGCTGCGTACTGGGCAGACAAAACTAAATGGAGTTAATCATGGCAGTAGGAAAACATTTTTTTAAAGATGGTAAACCTTATATGGGTAAGACACATAAGATGGATGGTCAGATACATACTGGCGCTTCACATAGTGCAGCATCCAAACAAGTATTTCATCCAAAAGATTTATCAAAAGCAGCTCAATCAAAAGCAATGTCATTAATGAAAAAAATGAAAGGAAAAAAATAATGTACGGTAAATCATCATACGGTAAGAAAATGACAATGAAAAAAAAGCCTATGAAAAAAGATGGTAAGAAAAAGAAATCTATTATGGGTAAATATAAATCCTAATTGTACACATTTTGTACACACTTTTTCGAGGGAATGGGTGGGAACTCTATAGCCGTATTTCCCTGAATACCTACCTTTTTACACCTCACGCATAGATATTTATCGAACTGTCACGCCGGAGGTCGCGAGTTCGAGTCTCGTCACTCTCGCCATTATATACCCAGCAATATCAATGGTTTATACCCCAAAAGACCTTTCCCAAAACTAACATAAATTTGGCTTGTACACATTTTGTACACATTTTTTTCTGTTCTGCTCTTGTAAATATGACAGTAGCTGTTATATATATTGTATAAGTTGTTAACAAAGCGGAGAGAAAAATGGATAAAAAATCAGTTCAAGAATATTTCAAAGGTTACACAGACGGTCAAATAAATGACAGAATATTGTCTATGGCTATGAGTGATGATCAAAGAGAAGTTGATTTATCAGTTAAGTTATATAGAGCTTGGTTTGGTAAATGCCCAGTTGGTGACATGGAGATAGTATAATGAAGGATCTTAAAGTTAGATACTGGGATGCTAGAAAGCATTGGGTAATTGATGCAAGGCTAGTTGGTCTTAACAATAGATATGGTAACTACCCATCACAAAAAGCAGCTATTAAAGAAGCTGAATTACTTAAAGCCAAATTTATTACTGGTGCTATTGCAGAAAAAGTTGACGTAGTAAAAGTATCCCAGGCAGTAGAAAAGTTTTATCATCATCAAACAACCAGGCAAGAAAACAAAGAGGTATCTATTTCTTTTTTCAAAGAGATTAAAACTTCATTAAATTATTGTTTGGCTATCAAGATTGATGGCAAGAAATTTTTAGATCAAAGTTTTGATATTATTAAAAGAGAAAACAAATCTGAATTAGTGACAGCTTTTGTGAAAGGTATTACTGACGAAGGTAAGTCAAAAGCTACAGCTGAGAAAAGAATTAAAGTATTAAAAATGTTTTTGAATTATTGTGATCTAAAAGGTTGGATTACAATAAACCCTCTTGATAAAGTTTCATTAGGTATGTCATCAGAGCTTGGAGATAGGGCGCCAAGAATACAGCCTGAGACAATTCAAAAGATTGTTAGTGATGGATTACCAGCTGAAACTCTTTATGATCAATGTATGGTGCTTACAGCTCTTGCAAGTGGTATGAGACAAGGTGAGCTGCGTGCATTGAAGTGGGGCAACATTGATTTCGATAACGAAACAATTCGTA